CATATAAACCATAATTTGGTTGATATGTTTGTTCATTATAGAACTCAATCCTTACATCCCCATTCAAATCGATTGCCGTCCTGTTTAACGACGTATCTTTTACTTCATAGGTACTGAACTCAAACTTGTTGTTTGTGTCAAAGAAACGTTCTAAAAACACTCTCTGACCTGGTCGAATAACGACACCACCTGTGGAGATGTATTCACCATTTAATTTGATTTTACAGAGAACCGATTTTTGTGTTGGATTATGAATTTCAAATTCAAAATTATCCTTATCATTAAGGAAAACGGTATTACCGTTGTACATTTTAAGTCGCGACTTTTTTCTTGTGATGTGAGCAGTCGGATTACCCACGTTGTTTGTTGTGTAATTCATTTTTTTACTTTTAAAATAGTTTTATTGACTACGTTACCAATACCTTCGTATCCGTGAATACTCAACAGCTTTAAGGACTGGGGACTGATAAACTAAAAATCTAAAAATAAATATATGATGATTTAAAAATTAATAAATGATTTTGTCACCCTTTGTGATATTTTCTTTACCCCACATAGGTTGTAAGTTGTCCAACGACCAACATTTCATAAAACTATCATCGTCAACTGATTCAAAAACAAAAGACGATATTGGCATTCTATGGTCAACATGCCACTCACCATAATTTTCCCACGTCATACTATCGGTAAATTGTTTTTCTAAATGTGAAATTAATTCTTCAGGAGTATATTTTAGAATATCAAAGTAATGTTTATTCTTTTCCACATTGTTTTCTTTCAATACCTGATATATTGCAGTCCTAAAATTAGAGATTAGTTTATAGGTGGGGTCACTCACTTTACGATATCTTTCATAGTCACGTTTTATTTGTCGGATTTTATCAACATTATTTTTACGATATTCTTTAATGTATTGTTTTAAATGTTCTTTATTTTGTTCTGACCATTTTTTGTGATTTTTCTTTAGACGTTCTTTAGTTTCAGGTTTAGAAAAATATTTTTTTGTTGCAACTTCTCTACCACCAATAAATCGTCTTCCTGAAGGACCCATGATAATACCATTTTCTTTTAATATTCTTAAAATTATTGATTTGTTAATTCCTGTTTTTTCTGATATTGTCTGAGAACCTAAAAGTTCTTCGTTATACATTCTAAGGATTCTATTTAATTCTTCTTCCGATGGTATAAATTTTTTCATATAATATAAATATAAGTAATTAAACCAAAAAATCAAGTATTACAAATAAAACATAAAAAAAGGGACAATTTCTTGTCCCTTTTTTGTATTCTTCTTTAAGAATTTTGATTATCTCAACTCTCTTAAGTCAAATGTACGAACACCATCAACGGTAATTCTACCATAAAAACGGTTGTTGACCATCTTTTTCGCATATCTCGTCATAATACCCTTTATCGGAGTAAAGTTGAACGGATTGTACATTGTAGGTGTTAATTGTAGAGGTACATACGGTGCGTAGATGTAACCTGTGTCAAGTAAAGATGTACCTTTGTGACCCATTAACACTTGGTTAGCTGGGAAATAAGGGTCTCTGAACACTTGGTAACGACCTGCTAATGTACCAACTCTTTCAATACCCATGTTGTATTGGTCTTGCTCAGGAGCCGCATTTGATACGTGGAAATATTCCAAGTCATCAAAGATAGCACTGATTTCAGAAGAAACAACAATCCAGTTAGCACCACCTCTTAAGGTAGATTTGTGGATTTGAGCTGAAATTTGATTAATAGCTGTAATCAAAGTTTGATTCCAGTCTTTTTGAGTGTAAGGAACTGCACTTGAACCCAGACGTTTCCATCCGTTGTAATCCCATCTCAAGTTCCAAGCAGCACCTTTACGTAAATCTCTTAAGATTTCACGGTCAATTTCTGCAGCAACTTGCTCAGATAATAAAGCTGTTAATTCAGCCTCAGCATCGATGTTATGGAATGCAGCAACGTCTTGTGCCATTTCTGGAGACCATTGTGCTCTTAATTTTCTTTCAGTTACTGAAACAGTTACTGACATCAAATCAAATGAAACCTCACCAATTCTATCTTCAAACTCTAAGTTTCTGTAGATTCTATAAGTCGCAGTAAATGCGTTGTTCGGTCCTTCAGTAGATTGGAATGTTGAACCTGTGTAACCGTCCATAGAACCACCACAAGTAATACAAACTGGTACTTGTAAGTCAATCTCTAAGTAGATTTTACCTTGAGCATCACATAAGTTGTCATATTGACCACCATCTGTTCTGTCGTTAGGGAAAACTGAAGTTGCATTGTTGTTACCGTATTGTACAATACCTTTACCATATCTTTGAGTTACAACTCTAAATAAATAAGGGTTAGTTGTATTTGCAGATGTGAAAGGGTTACCATTAACACCATAAATTGTTAAATCAGATAAGAAAGCCTCGTTATCCATTGGTTGACCATCAGGACCGATTAATTTACCTGCTCCACCAGTTGCGAAACCTGACATAACAACTAATACTTTTCTATAGTTATCATTTGTGTAAGCCGAAGGAACTAATGCATCAGCTAACCAAGCCACAGTACCAACTGTTGCTGTGATTGCTGAGAATTGTCCCTTAGAATAGTCAAATAAACCTGGTGGGTCTAATGCTGGTTCGTTACCTTCGTAGAATCTATCGTAAAGGTCTTTAGTGTTGTTGTAGTCGTAACCACTTCCTGGTCCATCAGGACCATCAACTGCGTCATCGTATCCAGGTGCTCCGTAAGGTTTACGGTGAATACCATTAGTTGATGATGAAGTGTCAGTGTACGCCTGAATGTTAGGTACAAAGTAGAATAATTTACCAATTGGTAAGTTCATTGCTTGTACTGAAACGATGTCGTTTGCTAATAATTTAGAGAATACACGTCTAACGATTGGGAAAACCACTGTTTCAAATGCACCAGTATCAGATGTAGATGATGCTTCATTAATTAAAAATGATGCTTGGTTTTCGTATAATTGTGCTACGTTTTCTCTCATGTGACCTTTTAGACCCTCTAAGAATCCTAATTTGTCCCATTTGTTGATTGTATCTTCTTTGATAACTTTTAAGTGTTTTAAACCAATGTTACCAACAAGACCTGATTCTAATAATGCTCCCATTTTAGTTTGTTTTGTTTTTTAAGTTTTATTTTATTTTTTTAATTACCCTAATTTACCCATTAAATCTTTCATTCTTAAGAATTGTGGATTCTCATAAGTTTTTGATTCAATTAGTGTAGTTGATGAACCTGTTGTTACTGTTTTATTTAATTTGTTTCCAACAGATTCGTTAATTGATTTTGTGTCAGTTGTTCCTAATTCGTCTTTGATTGACCTATAAAGAGATTTTGACTCTTTTAATGTCTCAACATCGTCGAATCTTCTAAGAATATTAATTTTTTCTTTCTTAGTAGTTGAATGTTCTGTGAATAATCTTGTTGCGTAAGCCAAATTAGAATTAAAGATAGCCACTTCGTTCAATTTTTCTCTGAACACATTAAGTGCTTTTCTATATTCTTCATTTTTCTCTCTTAACATATTCACTTCAGCATCTAAACTTTCAACTGTTACACCGTTTTTATAAACGTAATTTCTATTGTTAGTAATGCCTTTTCTTAGACCTCTACCTTCTTTAGAACCCATTCCGTATGTTCTAGCAGCTTCTTTGGTTTCTTCTTTTTCAAAAGCCTTTTCTCCTTTAGAATTTGTCATACCTTTTTTAGTTGTGTAATCTTCTTTACCTTTCATGGTTTTAGATTTATCACCTCTATTCATTCCGTAATCACCTTCTTTAGTTTCAGCTTTAACAACTTTAGATTTACCTTCCATGTTAGCACCTTTTTTGTAATCAAATTTTGCCTTTCCTGTTCCCATTTCTTTTGGACCTTCTTTTTTGTCTTCTTTGAATCCACCAGAGGTCTTATTGTATGTGAACTTAGGACCTGAGCCTAATCCAACACCTTTAGGTTTTACTTTTTTCATTCCTTTTTTTGGACTGTAAGATTCGTTAGCAAATTCTTCTTCATCAGAATCATCATCCATCATTTCAGAATCATCTTCCATCA